CTAAAAAGTTCTTGTGTGCCTGTTGCTTCATTACCGAACACATTAAAGGGCGTATCTTTTCTTTTAAATAATCTTGTAGCTTGTAATAATGTGGCTTGTTTAATTGCTTCAGGAACTGCAGGATACCCAAACTTTGCTTCAATCTTTACATTTTTCATTATTAAAGGATCAAATCTTTCACTTGATCTACTTGATAATATCTGAAGTTCTGTATAAGGTGCTTTATAATCTGTATCACTTACCTCATAAGGTTGTGGATTAAGAGGCTTTAATATAAAATCTGTATCTAATGTGAGTGTTTTTTCGTGTGATCCGTCATCTGTTGTGTCAAGTTTTACAACCAAACCTGTTGTAGTTGATATATCATCTACAAATAAAGTAAATTGGTTAGTAGGATTATAGTATCTCGCATTGACACTTTCGTCTTGATAAAAATATCTATCTGTTATTTTATCAATTTGCCTAGAAGCACCATTAAGAGCATTATCTAAGTTAGTGTCTTGACCTGATCCACTCAAACCCAAATATGTCTTTAAATCGTTCTTATCTGCGTATTGAGAGTGAGCCATTTAACACCTATTTATTTTCTTTAGGTTCTTTAGCCTTTGTTTCTTTTTTTAAGCCATAATTCTTAGCTTCTAAATCACTAATTTCAGAGCCTGCACGAGCAACTAATTTACCTTTTGCCCAACCTTTAGGAAGTCCTTCTGAACTGCCTTCTTTTACTTCTCCTTCATCATTGATCCATAAATCTTTTTTTAAAATCATTTTTTCCTTTTCCGTTTGGCTCACACCTGCCTGTTTATAAGACAGGTGCGAAACCAAAACCATTAACTATTAAAAGTTAGTAATTGAACAGAAAGCCGCTGGTCTATAGACTGGGAAGCCTAATCTCATACTTGCTTTCATCATTACTTTGTCCTTTGTAAAGAAGTCATCGTGGCTATCTGACATAGCAACTTCCATACCTTCTCTTGAGACGATATGTGCGGCTAAACCACCACCGAATACTCCAACAAGAACTGTACCTGCAGATATTGCAGTTGAAGGTACTACACGAACTCCCCAAATGGAAGGTGTGACACCTTGTCCAAACATACCTGCACCAACAAATAGTGGATCTTTACCTGCATAACCTTGACCTGAAGTTCCTGCGAAGTCTGTTGTGACTGCAGTTACTACATCGTTCCAATCTGAAGGGTGCATTAATATTGCGTCTGGCTCTAAAAATGCGTCTTTTCTGATTTCTGTTATTGCTTGATAAAGTTGTCCAATTCTGCCTAAATTACCTGCGTAACTTGAAAAGTTAAAGGTATTAATACCTGAAACATTTAAGATACCTTTGATAATTGGTGCAACACCTGATCCTCCGATTAAGACATCATCAAGTCTAAGTTGAAGCATTGTTCTTAATCTACTATCTAAATATCCATTTACGGAAGCAACATCAGCTAAAAGTTCCTCAGTTACAGGGATAGAAACACCGAATTTTCTAATGTTTTCTGTTTTCTCTGTAAATGCTAAAGCACTTTCGCCAAACGCTCCACCTTCTGCAACTTCAGCTGCATTATTTGTGAAGGTTGTTTCCTCTAGATACTTATATTGAAATTGTGTTGTCGGTATAACCGAAAACAAATCAATAACGGCATTTGGATTTCTTGTTGCAGTAGGGATCATAAGATCACTTCTTGTGACTGCAGGTGGATAAGCTGATGCTTCATCTACCAAAGTCTTGCTTTCAAGAATTGGGTTGAACTTAATCTCTGATGAGATATTTAGTTGTCCATTTTCCATATATTCTTTAAAAGCTCTTGAGTTGCTTATTTGAGCCCCAAGTGTTTCCACTGGAACTGCCTTTTCCTCATGAATAGGAAGGCTTTTCACTTCTGCACCTTTTGAAATTTCACTTTCGTTTTCTGCCTTTTGCTTTTGAAATAATTGCTCATCTCGAACTGCGTCTGCTAATTCCTTAGCTTCTGAGTTCATTTGTGACCATTTTTCTCTGTCATCAGCAGTAAATTCTGAAAAATCTTTTTCTGCGAAGTTTGCAATGCCTTCTCTCAATTCTTGAAGTTTTGCTGTTTTTTCACTCATTTATTTCTCCTATATCAATCATTAATGCGTCATTAAGTATTTCATTTGTTTCTTTAAATAAATCATTTAACTCCTCATTATGATCATCTACTACTTCAACCTCGTCATCTGTTCCTATGCTAAGAAGTGTATCAATATCTTGGTGCATATCTTGTAATGCGTCCTTCAATTTATCCAACTCCTCAACTGAACTTTCAGATAAGGTTTTATTTTTACTTAAACGCAAGGCAGTAAGCTCCTTACATCTCTTTAATAAAGCAGTCATCTTGATAAGCAAGTTATCCACTTCATCTGTAAATCTTAAACCAATGTCTTTTATTTCGTCCTCTTGTTCCTCAAAGTCTTTTGCTTCTTTTATTGCAAGTGTGTAAGTGTTTTGATTAGCACCAACCATTACAGGAGATACTTCCCAAACCTTAACATCTTTTAAATATCTTACTTCAGCACTATCTCCATTATCTTTTGTAAAATTGCCGATTTCACTGTCATTAACTTCAAAACCGAAAGACCATTGTTGCATGTCGCTCATGGCCTTTACAGTTTCGTATGCTTCTTTGCCTGCGTTAGTGTTTAAATTAAATTTTCCTTTAAAGGTTGCTCTATCCTCATCTTGCACAATTTTTCCTTTACCAATGATTTGTTTCCAGTCATGTCCCCAACACATAACCACACCTTTATCTCCATACCCACTTCTTATTGAGTTTGGAAGTACCACATCATTGTCACTGTCAATTTCATTGAATACAGAAAAAACTGCTTCAACAGTTCCGTTATCATCTATTTGCAGTAAGCTTTTATCTTTAAATTCTTTCAATTCATACCCTTTTCTCGTGATAGCTTAAAAAACACCTACAATTTACAGTTAGATCAGGTGTAGCCCCAAGTGAGCTATCCCCAGGATAATCAAACTTATATCCATTGTAGTCAAACAAACTATCTTCATTTATTTCTGTCCCGTCCAAAACGATATGTGCGTCTCTTACCTTACCGTCTCTTTGAGAGATCCACTCTTTAGTATATACAAGATTAGTAGATTTTGCACCTACTTGCCTTCCATAATTAGCTAATTTATTACCTTCAGTTCTTGATATTGTTAAGGCCCTTGTTAAGTTATTTTTACTAAGTAATTTTTTAACATTATTTGCTACATAATTCTGCAACTGTGATCCTGTGTAGCCTAGATCAAGTGCTTCTTGTAATACTTTTGTAAGTGTTTTATTAAATCTATTTTTACTTGTCTGTGATAATGCAGGAAGTAAATTACTTACCTGTGCAGTAATATATTCAGCTACTTCTTTATTTGATCTTACATTTTGGATTGGGAAGTCATCAACACTTACAAGCCTATAAAATAAGCCTTGTTCAATTATTTCTTTTTTGCTTTGCTTTGTAATAACAGGAATTGCATGTGGCATTTCTTTTTCTGTTGGTAAAAGTAAATCAACTTGATAAAAAGCATAATCATTTACAAGACTAATATAATAATCATAAACCTCGCTTGACCACGACTTTGTGTTTTCATCTATTGTTTGTTCAATTATTGCAGTAACACCTGCTTCAGTTGGGAAGTATCTTTTTAGTTGTTTTTGAATTTGTCTATCTTGCTTTTGTAATAAATTAAAATATAATTCTTGCAGTATTTTTTCCCATTGTGTAAGTAATTTATCGTGTTCCTTATACAATATATCCTTTTTTTCCTCACCTCTAAATTTATTTAATCTAATATCCCAATTATTTTCTCTAAGTAAGTTCCTTCGTTTGATCAATTCAAAAGCGCTAACTGCCTTCTCATCTCTTTTATTCATAGCCCTTACAAGTTTTTGGCTCCATGTTTTACCTGCTTCTCCACCCCATAAAGCCCAAGCAATTCGTCCATTTGAAGGATAACCTTTTTCACCAGGCCTCCAACCTTCTGCTCTTTTATCTACCTCATGTCTAGGGAAGTATTTTGCTATATGTCTTGTTTTTTCAGGTCCTGCAGTTGTGTTATTAACAATGTATCTTGCTGAATTTAAACCTACACTTGTTCCACCTCTACCTGTTTCTTTTCTCCACTCTAAACCTCTTTTAGCTTCCTCTTTAGCACCTTTGGGAATTGTAAAGTTTAAATCATCATAAAGGCCTTTATAATGTTTTTTACTTGATAAAGGGTGGCTAGAAGGAAGTAAGTCTAAATCAAATTTTCCACCTCTAAATTTTAAAGTTCTACACGCATATAAAAACGCATTAACTCTTGCGTATGCCCACCTGTCAGCACCTCCACTTCTCCTAACACTTGGCCTTACACTTCCGGGATTTGTATTATATGCTCCAACACCTCTACGAAAACAAGCAACCAACATACGCAAAGTGACCTTTTTTCTTGGATCATCTCCATATTTTTCGTTATGTTCTTGAACTTTTTTTTTGAGTGCTTCTCTTACTTGAGCACTAACTTGTTTGTTCTCCATTAACCAACTTTTCGTATTCCTCGTGGCTTTCGCATGGCATAAAGACTTCTTTTCCGTCTTTGTCATGTGTATGAAAACCAACACAACCTATTTTTTTTGCTCTAATTTCAGCTTCCTCTGAAGTTGAAAATACATCTTGCTCATAAGCTACTTTTTGATCATCACTAAATCTTGATATTTGCCTTAATCTAATTTCTGCAAGTTCTCTTGTTGGATAGCAACCCATATTTTTACCTGAATTTTCTGCAATAACACAAAACTCTCCGTCTATTTCTTTTACAACCTTAAACTCTGCTTGTTTTTCCTCGTCATCTTGTGTTTCAACTTCTGTTCCTTGATATTCTTGTTCTGTTGAAGTTTCTGCTTCAGGTTTATCCATGTTTATATCTGCTTCAGGGATAAGCATTTTTTGACTATCTAACAAATATACTTTTTGATTATCAGCAACAGGTAAGCCAACTGCCTCTCGTGCCTCTGCTATGGTTATCCAACCACCTTGAACTCCAACATTAACTCTGTTGTAAATATCAGCAACATCAGTTTGTAAGGCCCTTACCTCACTAAAATTATATTCTGCAGTTGTTAATGAGTTGCTTTCATAATCTTTTAGTAATATCTGTTGTGTTATTTCCTCTCCTACTTGTTTCCACAAAGGAATTAATTTATTTTCTGTAAAAAATTCTCTTAATTCTTTAGCATTAGAGTAAGTTGCTCGTTCAAGTCCTGCACCAAGTCCAGCTAATATTGCAGGAACTCCAAGTACTGCAGATATTCTCTCTTCAGGTACTCTACGCAAAGTTCCTATATCAAGTTCCGTTGGACTAAAAGCCATTTTCTTTATGTCCATTGATCCACTTAAAATTAAAGGCATACCTTTATTCTTGCCTGATACTTTTTGCTGATATGTTTTTGCTATTTGTTCTGCTTCCTCTTGTGTTGGGCCAAAATCATCTTTTGGAGAGATCATAACCGAAGGAACTCCAGAGTTAGCTAATAAGGCAGTTGCCATTTGTCCTGCACTTTCATCTCCATATATTTCTCTTAATACAGTTCTAAGTGGAGCAAAACCTTTTTTATGGTCTGTTTGATCAAGACCAAGTCTTATATGTACCATATCCTCAGGCATGATCATAACTTTTTTGTTTGCAGTTTCATATTCATAGTGAGTGATCAATTCCTCATTATTTCCCTTTGGTGTTATTTGTTCAGGCATTAAAGGATATAAAGCAACTAACTGACCTGCATTATTTTTTTGTTTTATAATATATGCGTCTCCTGATACATGCATAGCATTAATAATATATTGTTGTAAAATATCTCCACTCATATATGGATTTGGCCTTCTCATAAGAGTAGTTAAAGGGTGGTTAGGTACTATTTTGTCAAGTTCATCATCATAAACTTTAATTTGTAAAACTGCTTCTGAAAATGATACACTTAAAACTTGTAAGCATGCCACAACTGCTGAATTAGAAGCCCCATTTCCCATTGTTGATACATCAAATTTACCTGCACCTGTATTCCAACCTTGTATAAAATTTTGATTATTGTAAAGGGTGTCATCATCTCTAAAGAAGTTATATCTTTTTATTTCATTATTATATTGTGTAGCATTTCTGTTAAAGATTAAATCACTTAACTTTCGTCTTTCAGCCATAATATCCTTTCGGCTTAGAGTGAGCTACCGAACACACCCAAAAAGGAATAGCCCACTCATAAGCCAACCTGCATTGCGTTCAATATGCTCTAAACTCGTTCTTTCTTGCTAATTGTAATATACAATAAGCCAAACTATCAACTTGGTCGTCATGTTCTCCTGCAGGGAATTGTAGCATTTCTCGTTCTAGATCCAAGTACCAATTACTCTGCTTGTCAAAATACACTTGACCTTGTTCCATTTTAGCAGATAAAGGCAGTGCTCGTGAGTATTTATCTTTATCTGCTTTTAATTCTCTTATTGGTAAATTTGTTTGTGATCGCACCATTTGGATAAAAGCTAACTGATAACCTGCCCTTTCAATTCCAATAATTTCAGGTGTCCATTTATCGTAATGTTGAATAAGTGCTTTTAAAACTTGTGGTGCTTCTAATCTTGCTCTAACAACATCTAAGACAAAAACCCTTTGATCTTTGCTAACACCCACCGTGGTAATGACAGTATAGTCTGCACTTTCTTTTGTACTTGTTGCGAGATCCACACTTGTGATAATTCGTAGCTGATCAGTCTGTATTTCTGTTTGATCGTATCTAATAAGTCTTTCATTTTCCTCATATCCATATTCGTTATAAACAGTTCGGCTTGTCATAGTATAATACTTAAACCACGCACTATCAAACAACCCACCTGCTTGTTCAATAAATTGTGCCTCGTATTCTTGTGCGTATAAAAAACTTCCTATTTCAGTTCTTGCAATTTCCAGTTCGTCTAAAGGCACAAATGGATTTGTTGTAGTTGGAAGTTGCCACCTTTCCCAATCATCAAGTCCTTTTGCATTTTCAAATAGTTTCTCAAACCAATTATATCCTTTTGGAGTTGATATAAATAAAGCACCACCTCTGCGTTCTGTTAATGTAGGCCTTACAACCTCTGCCCATACATTTTGCTTCATAAATGCACACTCATCTAAAACAACAAAGTCAAGACCTGCACCTCTTAATCTATCAGGATTATCTGCAGATTTTATTGATACCATACCACCTGTTGGTGTGATTATTGTTTTTTCTCCTTCTTTTACAACAGTTCCATACTCTATTCCTATATTCCTTAAGTCTTTCCAACCTTCTAGGGCCATAGAGTAAGTTGGAGCGATCCACCAAGACCTTTTACCTCTCCATGCTTGTTCAAGGCACAACCATACACCTAATCTTGTTTTACCCCACCTTCTTCCTGCAGACAAAACCTTAAATCTTGCATTAGACATAGCAACTTCTATTTGTCCTTCATGCAGTTCAGGTAATTTAACTTGATACTGCCTGATATTAGTATTTGATAATTCAGTCTCCATTTAAAACTTCTCTCCATTGTTGGCCGAGTACATGCTCTAACTCTGCATGCAATAAACTTCCTACCTTTATATTATCCCAAATATTTTCATATTTACCTGATCCTTTAAAAGCACTTTCAAAATAATGTGCAACATAATAACTTTCATTTAGTATTTGATCAATAGAAGGTAGTTTGTAGCCAAATAGTTCAGTTTTTCCGTCAAATTTTGTTGGATAATCTAATGAGTAGCATTTATTTGGCCCTTTCCATGCAGGTATAGGTCCAAAATTTAATGGGGGATAAACCACACTTGCTACATAACTGTTTGCAATTTGTTTTAGCGACCACATTATGTAATTCCATGCTTTTGTACTTTTCATTGGTGGCTTTGAAAGTTGCCTTTCTATTTTATTTGCTAATTTTAAAAAATCATAAGCCATATTTTTACCGACTTTTGTAGGGAAGTTGCTTAAAGCTTTTCCGTCCCACGAATTATCGTAAATAGTAAATGGTGGGTGGTTGTCTTTAAACTGTATGGCCATTGCACCTGTTTTTTTTGCAGGTATTGAAGTAAAAAAACTATCTTGTTCAGGTAAAGGCCTTAATGCAACCATATCCATATCGGTTATTACACCATTTAAGACTGATGAGGCCCTGATACGCACAATGTCGGATATGTGAGCAATACTGTGTCCTAATTTTAAGGCCCTAAATGCTGAATTTTCATTAAATATCTTACCTGCCCACTCTATATTGATCCCTTTAGGCACATTTTTTATTTTTTGATACGAATATAAGAAAACATCTTTGTTGTATTTTAATTGTGATAATAAAGCAAATTTATGGAAGTCATTTAACTCTATTTCCTTATATAACCAATCATTAATATTAGTTTGGCCCTCATACTTTGACCAAAAACAAACAACCGAATTAGAGTTCATATTTTCCTTTTTTTAGTCGCTATTTTTGAGTTTTTTAAAGTTTATCATTACCTATTAACCACCAAGCAAGATAATTTATACCAAAAATTGCTAAAATTACTAAAATTGCGTCCATTTATAACTCCTCATCAAGATCATCTAATATTATTTCATCAAAAATAAACACTATTCCTCCTCTAAAGTAACTTCCTCTGCCTCAATAACGTCATTTTCTCTATTTATAAGCTTTCCGTCTGCCCAATTTAACTGTATTTCAACAGGTGCATTAGGATCTCCTGTTAATTCAACACGATCTCTCCTACCAAATTTTTCAGGATATTTTCTTTCTAAATACCAAGCATCAGCTTGCCACGATCCGTCTTTACCTGCATTTTCAATACGAGCTAATCTACGCATAATTGCTTCGCTTTCGGCTTCATTTACTCTTAACCAAAAACTTGCGTATGGCTCAACATTTTCATTGGCTTTTTGTCTCCAATGCCTAAATGTAGATGAATTTATTCCTGCATAATAACAAGCATGCTCAATAAAGGCACCAAGTCTTATTGCCTGTAATAAGCGTTCTTGTATGTCACTATCTATAAGTTTATATGGTTTTTCATTTGGCATGTTCTTATTTTACTGCATATTATAGCAAAACCCCACCAATAAGGTAGGGAATTGCTTTTTTGCGTTTCAGTGTGATACTAGAAAGGAACTACAAGAAACGCTCCATTTTCTAAATAATAAACTGTTTGAAATTTTTCAAGTGTTTGTACTCCAATTATCTCATTTTCAATACAATAATGAGAATAATCATCAAGAAATTCCTTCCAATTTTTATATTCGTTATAACTTCCATTTATTACAACCTTATCAATCGTAATAAAGTCTTGATCGCAGTTAATTTCAGTCTCAATATCATAGATTTTTCTTAATGCGTCATCACTAAAGGAATTATATTCCCAAGCTTTAAATATTTCTACGAATTTGTCTTGATCAACTTTTTCTATAAATTCAGCCATTATTTTCCTCCATTTACTAATTTACACATTACAAAATGTGAGACTTTATTTGAATAATGTAATGGTTGTATTACAAATACTTTTCTAAATATCCCTTCAAATAAACCCCAAAACTCTATTTGCTGATATAAAGTTTCATAAGCATATCCGCGTTCGCATGAATAATTATTACAAAGTGCTTCTTTATACCAAGTACAAGAATTAAATAATATTTTTAAAAACTCTAATTTTAAAATAAATTTAAGCCCTTGTTTAAACTCCCACTTTAAGTCCCAAAGGTTATGCACACCTGTGAATTCTTTAATTTCACTTAACATGCTTGCAGATCCTTTTCTACTTTTGTCAAAGCAATTCGTAATTTAATTGAATTCATATTTTTCAGGCCGGTGAGCGTTGTGAAATTAATCAATTTAATTTTATTTCCGCGAGAATGAACCAAAGATAGCTAGAGGAGTACAACCAGAT